GAGCCGCAGTGCCGGGGACTTCCTGAAGAGTCGCGTAGCCGTTCGCCGCAGCGAACGTACCGGCGGCACCGTTGCCAGCCGTCGCCACGAGGTTGATGTACCGCTTGCGTGCCCCGGTGATCGGGATGGTCACGCTCACGATGGTGTTGTCGGCGGTAGCAGACGGGAGGGTCGCCGGGCTCACGCTGAAGTCGGCACCGGAAATATCCGTTCCGCTGGTCAGCGTGGTGGCGTCGGTCTTCGCGTCGGCTTCCTGAACCTTCAACGCCGCGAATGCGATGTCGGTTGCGCCGATGGTCACGTCAATCGTCAGGCTGGTGCAACCGAGCGTATCAAACACCGTGGAAGTCCACGAGGTGTTATCCGCGATCGCCTGCGGCGCGACGAAGATGTGCCGCTTGAGCTTCTGAGCAAGGTTCGAGTCCATGGGTCGATTCTCTTTCTCGGGGGTTGCCCCCGTGTATCAGGCAGTGATGAGGGACGCGATGGGGCCGTCTTCGCGGGAGGCCGCAGTGGCGGACGCATTGCCCATATCGTGGACGTTGATGGCGTAGTTGAGGGCCATCTGGAAACCGACCTTCCGCTGGTCCCAGTACCGCTCGGTACTGGTGGACATGCTGATCGTGTCGGGAGCCACGCCGAGCTTGGTGCCGAGGGCGAAGTCGCCCGCGTGCAAGCAGACGGACGCCGAAGCCGACGCACGGGGAAGGGCGTTGCTGAGAACGATGCGGTTTCCGTCCCAAGTGCGGGGGATGCCGTTGACGACTTCCAACGCCGGGGAGCCGCCGCGAGAGGTGGACAGCGGCACGAGAACCTGCTGGTAGAACTGCCACGAACACGCGAACGCAAACTGGCTCATGTTCTCCATCATGCCGATGGAGCCGAGGACGTTCTGGATGTCGCCGTAGGTGATGTTCGACCACGCCGCACCGGAGGCCGTGGTGATCGCAGCGGCATACGCCGCGTTGGTCGTCCAAGTACCGCCAGCGTCGGTCACGAGCTGCTGGAGCTTGCCGAGGATGCCCCGCTGGTTGAAGTAGGTCGAAGTGCCGTCGCCGAGGAAGTAAATCTCCTCAAGCTTCTTCATCATCGCATACCGCATCCGCTCGGCGACCTTGTTGCCGAAGTCGAAGTGGGAGGCGTTGAGTTCCTTGTTCGTCACGGTGGAGAGGGCCACCATCTCGAAGGGCTTCAGCGACACCTGATCGCCAGCGACGTTGCTCTCGGTCGCCGCGACGCCTTCGCCGGGGCTGTAAACCGTGATTCCGTCGGTGATGCGGGACACGCTCTCGCCCTGGGCACGGATCGGGGTGATCGGAACGCCGAGTTCGGTGAGGGCTTCGTACTTGCCCCGGATGTCGATGATCTGGGTGGCGAGGACTTCGGGGATCGCGAACCCGCCCGAGGAGAAGTCGTAGGACACGTTCGCCTTACGGCAGATGTCCTGACATTCGAGGAAGGCCTTGGTGCCGGTGGCGTCGAGCTGGCGAAGGGCGTGACCCTTGAGGAACGCACCAATCACTTCGGCGGTATCGGCGTCCTTCAGGTAGGTTTCGCCCGCGTTGATCTTGTGCTGGAAGGACTTCTTCGCAGCGTTCGCGATGAAGAAGTTACCGGGCCGGTCGTCGTCGCCCGCCACACCCCGCACGGTGGCCGAAGCCGCCTTGCGGGCCTGATCGCGGAACGCATCGCGTTCGGCGGTCAGCTTGGCGAGTTCGTCGCCGTCGTCCGTCAGCACCAGCTTGGCTTTGGGCTTCGCAGCCTTCGTCGCCTTGCTGTGGGCCGCGTCGAGGTCGATCGACTCGCCGTCCTCGCCCTGGATGTCCAGGTTCTCCGCCACGAACGCCTTGACGGCTGCGAGGTCCATATCGGACCCCGTGTAGCCGTTCGCCTTGCACGCCTTCACAATCTTCTGCCAGTCCATGACACTGCTCCTGTGATTTCTCACCGGGACTCAGTGCCGGACTGCTGGGGCAACACGCCGCGCGTCCGTGGACCTTGCCGCGATACTCGGCGGTTAGCCGAGGATAACGATCTTCCGCCTCGCCTTTGTGGCGGGCTGTTGCGTAACTATAGCCGCCTCATCGGCGACCGCGTAAGCCTGACACTCACCGTTCATGGGTATCGGGGTGTAACTGATTTCGATGAGCTTGGACTTGCGGGTGATAAGGACCGCACCGGGGTAGCGGGCCGCCTCTTCCTTCGTCGGCTTGCCGCTCTCGATTCGCTGGACCACCACCGAGTGCCCGATGGTGTAGAGCCGGGCCAGCTTGTCCACCCAGTCACGCTTGCGGTTCTCGCCTTCGCCGCCGATCAGGACCGAGGTACAGATCAGCCCCTTGGGTGTCAGCTTGAGCGAACGGCACTTGCCCACCGCCGACAGCACGTCGTATTCGTGATCGACGAACATCGTCCGATTGCCAGCGAAGTAGGACTGCCAGTCGATCCCTTCCGGGAGGATGACTTCCTTCTCCAGATCAACCGCGTCAGTCGTCGCGTACCCCTCGATTTGGAAGGGCTGCCCATTGGCCGGGGTAAACGCCTTGAAGACGGGATCGGCCCACGCCTTTACCGCCACGTCCGCCCCGTACCGCTTCACGGCGGCATCGCGTTTCGCCTTGATGTAGCCGATCCATTTCATTCGCCTTCCTCCGTGACCAACTCGATGGTCGCACACCCGCATTGCGGGTGAATGTCGCTGGCCGTCATGACCGGCAGGCCCACCGTGTACGTCCGCCCGTCAGTCCCCACGATCGTCTCGCCCGCCTTGAAGAACGGTTCGCTGATGGGCACCTTCTTACCCGCGACAGCCGCCGCCGCACCCTCGCACAAGCCGCAGGGGTTGCCGGACAGGTCCCACGTCTTGGAATCAAACCCCAGTTCCTCGGCTTGCTTGAGCGACCCATGCTGGTAGGCCCTTGCCGTTTCCGTCCGGGCGATGACTTCGGCCCGGTTCGCAGACACGTCCGGGACGTTGGCCGTCAGGTCCGCCTGAATCTCGCCGATGGTCTTCCCCTGTTCCAACCCGGCGTCAATCACCGTCCGCATCTGGTTCGCCATGGTGTCAGTTACGCCCTTCACCAGATCGAACCCGTACTGCTTGACGTACTCCTGAGCCACCGAAGACGACAGGGGGGCCGCACCCGGTTCGTACTTCGCCACCATCTCCACCGCACCCGCCCGGAACGCCTCGGAGATGCTGGACCGCAACAGCCCTTCCAACTCCGCAGACGACAGGGCCGAAATGTCGAAGGACCCATCGGGGCCGATGGCGTTGATCCCACGCCGCAGAGCATCCGACGCCCACTCGCGAACAGCCCGATAGATCCGGGCCTCGATGCTCTCATCGGTGGGGTCAGCCTTGCGGGCCGTGCCATGCTTCGCACAACCGCACTTGCCCGACCACTCCCAACGCCCGATCAGTTCGGGTTGAGGGCCTTTACCGACAGGTCCCCCAGCGTTTCGCGTACCCGCTGCGATGGGGTCAGGGCCGCCCGCTTCCGGTCGCTTGACGCCTCGATGACCCTTCCGGCTATCTCCGTCGCCAGTTCCCCCGGGAGAGTCACCGTCAGGAACAGGCGTTTCTGGGTCTTGCTGATCTTCGCCGTCTTCATCGTCGGCCTCCTCTTCGTCGTCCTTCGGGGCCATTGGCGGGAAGCCCATAACCGGGGCCACCCGCACGGGTCCGAGCGTGTTGTCCTCGTCGTCCACCGGGTCCAGCCCTACCACCGCACGCCATTCGTTCACGCGGGCCACGCCAGCCTGGAACCCGGCCAACAGCAACGTCGCCTTCGACGCCACGTCCTCCACAACCGGATTCGGGTACGCGAACCACATCTCGCCCGGTTCCACGCCGAACATCGGCAGCAGCCATTCGGTCAGGTCCGACGCGACAGCCTTCTGCCGTGCGTAAATCTGCTGCATCCAGACCTTCGACCCGTGGGCCGCGTTGGACTGGATCGCGTCGTTCATCTTCCAGATCGGTTCGGGGACGCCTGCCGCCCGATAGATCGCCGCCTCGCACTGGATGATCCCACGCTCGTAGTTGAGTTCATGGGGCTTGCTGTTGGGCTGGATGATTTCAATGTCCTCAGCCGAGCCGTTGATGATCGTGACCTTGCCCGCTTCGAATGGGCCGCCCTTCCGCTTCATCGCTTCGGCCAACTGGGCCATTTGATCGGGGGTGTACTGGTTGACCCGCACCACCATCCCCGGCTGTGCCGAGTTCCGCCATCGGTGAATCTCCGACGCGATTGCCGCGTCTTCCATATCGCCGTAGCCCTTGATCGAGTCCACCCACGAAACGCCAAGGTAGGGGTTGAACGGGTCAGGCATCCACCGGGACGCCACCACCTGCGAGGTCGGCAGCATCGCCGTATTCGTTTCGTTCCGCCCGTAGTGGTAGCCCGTGACGCCCTGCTTGTCGTCCAACAGAACCCGCGTGAACTGAGGCAGCAACAGAAACAGCCCCGTAGGCGTCTCCCCACCCGTCCAGATGTACGCAGCCCCCGCCACTTCCCGGAACCAGTAGAGGGCCGTGAAGAAGTCTGCAGACGTGGTCGATGGGTCCGGGTCCCGCAACAGGGACAGGGCCGGGTGG